AGATGGTGCCGCTAAGTCAAAATCGGTGACAAAACCGACATCACCAAACCCATAAGGGATCCGGTGACGTGACTGAGGCTTGACTGCTGTGAAGCAGACAAGCCAGGCTGGAAGCATCCGCGCATCACAACCCATGCCGTTGTTACGACGATGGGCCCAGAGGCGAATGCTATTTGCATAGAGATAACATACTGACTCGAAGTCAGACAAATCAGATCTTAAGAAAAACGGTCTGACGTTCTGACCTTTGAACCAGTCGGTTCCGCAACTTTCGTGAAAGACGCCTTTGCCAAACGTCTTATCACTGTTCACGCTAAACCCGAGGAAGTCCAGCGTTCTCAGGACTAACTCTTGTGCTGCATTAGGAAAGATTAGATCATCACCATAAACCGTGACGTCTTCTCTACTAAGTCCGAGTGCTTCACAACACCCAGTAACCACTCCATAGAAAAGGAGCGATTCCAGCTCAAAAGTATATCCATTGCCCATACTCGACCACTTCTCGAGCTTCACAACCTCTTCTCCCACCTGGGTATAGTCTACCCGAGCGAAATGAAGGAGATCAGCCCAATTAGAGTCAAGTAGCAACCACACCACCTCTCTCGAGATAGTGTCGCTGGCAGCGGACAGATCCATGGTACACAGATCTTGTTTCCAGGCGAGCCTCGCGGCTTCCTGGTTATTCACTTGTGTATCTAGATCGAGACCAGAAACTCGTAGCCGCTCGCGCAACAACGCACCAATCCCTAGCTGAACAAAGATATTCAGATCGGGCTCAATGCATATAACGCGGTCGGTTTTCGAATTCTTGGGAACTGTTGTCAGCTTCGAACTCTGTCTCAGACGGATATCTGTGACTGAGCCTCTCCAATAAGCCGGAAAGGCGAAAGTCCTAAAAGCCGCAACTCTCGGTGTGGCGTCGATTACTCGACTCGAGTACTTCTTACCCTGAGTCACCACTCCCGATAGAGACGTAGTAGCACCTGGACCGAACCTCATATTACGCTCGGCAAAACCGAGTTTGGACCGTGTTAAGGGTCCAAGGATTCCTCTGATGTTCTCACGCGCGTTGTGTACGGCGCGACGGACATCAGCGAGCGGCGACAGCCGCCCTTCAAGGTAATCTGTAATACGAGAGTTGGTTTCAGCACACTTTGTCTCACTCTCTCGAAACTTCCCCAGTGCAACAGCTGCCTTGTCGATACCAGTGGGGAGCCTTGGATTCTTCTGCATAACCGTTGTCACCAGATAGTCATCGGAAAACTTCCGATGATCATCATAGTGACGCGGGTCACACGAAAGTCCAAGAATCTCCTTCCACTGGCCAGCCTTGGCCAGCATATACACTGTTAGACTCCGAGGAGAGTCTATGTTCTCGCATAGTCGATGCAAGAGGTCGCACTCAAGCTTAAACACTTGAGCAGCATGGCTAACGCGCATTACTTCTTCCTCCAATGCTTCACCTTCCCTTTCCAGAGTCTCTTAGGGTGCTTTGTCACGTCTGAAAGGAGTGCCTGCTGAAACTGACTGTCGAACCGCGACCATCCTGACGGATGATCGTAGCCCGCACAATCAGTCTCAATGCAGATCGCTTCATGCGTAACGCGGCCAAGACCCCTTTCGGGGAAGATAAGTTCAACCAAGTGTCCAGCTCTGGAAGCTGAGCACCAGGTCCCCAGTTTGATGCACCATGAACCCTTGCGGGCCATTAGTACATCGGATCGAGGTCCTTCACCACCGCTTTAATGGTGGCGTGGTTGAGAGCATTAGCGACGAAGGCGTGCAAGTCAGCACGTTCCGCAGCCGTCATCACATCCGGGGCAACAAAATAACCCCGGAAGCGACCAACGTACGCAACGGAATTGACCCCATTAACTGTAGCGAGTACAGGATAATCGAGATCCACATCAATCCGGTTCGTCGCCCTCTTGGAAGAGGCCGCAGAGAATCGGATCGCGAGCTTGGTAAAGCCCGCACTGGCAGCAGCCGACCGTTCAGTAAAGACGGAGGCTTCTGGAGCGACGCGTTCGGGAGCGAACGATTTTGCGACGGGAGTCGCAGCACCATTATTAATGGTGAGGGCGCCAGTAATTTGGCTCATTGCATTTCATCCTTTGGTAAGGGGGGGAGGGTATCGACGATTTGGTTGAACACCAGTAGACTCAATCTTTCAATCAGGCCCTCGAGTTCACCAGTAGACATATCGCTAAGAGATCCAACTGCTCGTACTTCGGCCCGAAGGCCGCGGCACGCACAGAGACCCAACCAAGCGAACGCCTCCTGAGTGAGTTTAAAGTGCCTGTCATCAGATTGGTTCATATGTGCCACCTAACATCGAAAGGTTAATGTTTTCGCAACTGCGAAAGCAGCGCGATCCCATTGCTAACGGCGATGAGTGATTCACTAGCTTTGTAAGCCAGTTTTGGGAACCCGATAAAGGTCTGTCCAGCATACCGCTGAGTAGACTTGGTAAAACCGTGGTATGAATCGTTCTTAACTTCTTTGAGACGGAAGTATCGGGTGTTAACCACGATGTCTTCTACCCCATTGAGAGCGTCAAGCGACTCTAACCACTTACCTACCGGGACTATCCAATCGAAGACGAATGAATAAGGAATCAACTCCCACACGAGAAGCGCAGGGTTAGTTATGCCGAGTTGGGACAGCTGTTTTAATGTGCTGTCTCTAATCGTGTAACGACACCGTTTTTGGCATTTACCCACTTCTGTCCAACCAGCTGACCATTGTCCCGACGAGCCCTTGTAAAGGCCCGACGTTGAACGTTCAGTACTGGCAGAAACATACATAGGAAACCCATCACGAATCTTCACGGCCAATGCCTCGGCCGATCCGTAGATATCGCTCATTAACGGCTTTAGACCATACTGGTACTGAAGCCATCGATTTGCAATGATCTGATCGTTGCGCGATTTGGGCGATTTCAGACGTCTAACTATGTCCTCAACCGTCCGACCGCGTCGGATTGCACGAAAGGTTTTCAACACATCAGTCGTAAGATCGACAAGCATTTTTGATGTCTGTCGATACTCGGCTAGTGCCTGAGCCAGATTGAGGTTGGAGTTCTTTATCTTCGCTCGAAGCTTGCCATCACACACTGCTCCCAACTCCGACGTAGGTATAGTCGGGGTTGAAGACAGCGAATGATCGCACATATTCGAGTAAAGTCCAGTCCACCACCACTCTCCAGCACTGGTACTGCCAGACCATCCTTTAACGGATGACTGGGTGTATTGCGTAATGGTACCGTTAAAGTCAGTCCAATTGCGCTGTAGGACGCCTGGCTTCACACGTTTCGTTGTAAGAGTCTTAGCACCATCCTCATGAAAGGACGGAGCGGACCCCTGCGCGGACTTCGTGAGATTCCCGGTGAGTCTGTCAACGTAATAGTAATAACAAGTCACGGTTCCAATATTTATCGCATACGCCATAGTAGTGTGTATAACCACGCCGCAAAAGCACGGCCCTTTCGTGTGCCTGAATTGGACTCTTCAATCAACGGAATAGCTCCCGCTAATTTCAGTAGAGTTCGGCTAATAGGCTAG